CACGATCTGAATATCCGTCACTGCGGGAGAAATGTTCGTCCACGTCACGCCGCCATCGACAGTGATGCCCCCAGCGGTAAGATTCCAGATCGGTAGCGACGAGCCCGTCTGACCAGTCGTAATCGCGGTGACCATCTGAAGGTTGCCATTTGAATCCGTAATGACAAGACCCAACCCACTAGTTTGATTAGGATTAACAAACGACGTATTCTTCTTCCAGAACAGAACTGGGTTGACTGTCACGTAAGAATCTAGATGGTAGTACCCCTGCATTGTGGGGGAGATCACATCATACATCTGCTGGGTCACGTACCTTGGGCTTATCAAACAATCCAAATCCTCGCCTTCGCCAAAGACCGTGGTGAATTCAAGCCCCACGTGTGCGGCTTTCGCAAGGTCGATAGCTCCGTAAAGACTCTGAACGATAGCCTGTAACTGAACCAAACTGGTGATAGACTGTAGCGGGTTCGTACCGCCAACGTTGACGCTGACCTTGATCGCATTACGGTCGGATTGGTCGTAGAAACCATCCCCGATGAATTTATAGAGTTCCTCCACCACGATGTTGATGCCCGTATAGGCAAAGATCACGTCTTGAATGCTGACTACGGTGGAGCCCAGACGGTAGGCGGCAATCAGGTCCACGAGCATCGTTTTGAAATCGAGATCAAACTGTGTGGGGCTCGGCCAGTAGGAACTCACGTAGCACGGGTCAGCCCAACGACGACGAATGTCAGGCGGTGTCAGATAGGACGGAACCTTGTTGATGAGATCGTAAGCGTAGTAGTATTCAAGCCTCGACAATTCCATAGCGACAGCGCGAAGGACATTGCCCCACGTGCTCTGATCGTTGCGGGTCATGTAGAAGTTTGCAACGGACTGGACCAAGGAATTGAAACGTGCGTCTTCATACGGGAGCAAATTTTCCCTTGGCTGGAGATACAGTTCGTCAGGCGGTACGTTTTGGGGTACAAATATCGCTACTTGACCCGTCTCTGCGACTAAAGGCTGAGGACCGTTCGTGGTCGGGTCGGCGAACACTAGCGATGTGTTGGTCGTACCTGCTAGAAGGGTGACAATCCGTCCGTTCAACCACCAACCCGTGGTCAATCCCCACATTTGGACGATGTTGCCCGTAGCGAATGTGTATCCGCTGTTGACGGTGAGCGTGACAACGCTCCCCGCTGTCTCGACAATGTTGGTTATTGTCGCCATTATGCTCCCGTCGTAGATGTAGGCGTTACGTAGTTAATGACGATGTTGCCAGTTGTCAGGTATTCGGTGGACGACACGGTGATGTCGGTTGCACCCGTTTCGTCGTAAACTTGATAGGTTACGAAGTAGCTGTACAAGCCCGGGTTAGTGACATCCTGCGGCACCACGATTGCGATCTTTCCGTCGTAAGTTGAAGTCGGTGTGCCGTTGACATTATCGTTTTCACCGAAGATGTAGAACGACCCCGGTACAGCGGTACTTGCGAGATGCGCTGCCGCTGGGCTATTAGCCAAGAAATCCGCAACTGACGACGCTCGGCGGAATATCTGTCCTTGGTATAGCAGATCGACGACTGCGTTAGACTGTCCGCCCGATGGGATAGTGCTGTCAGACAGAACCTTTGCTGCTGTGATAAAGCTATTTGCTGGCACACCCACCGTTCCAAGGCTAGTAAACGCTGGGTCCTGAGCTAAAGGAATCCATACGGTATTCGTAGGAATTACGACTCCGATGTCATACGAACCGTCTGATTTTGCACAACGAAGCAACGGCAAGTTAACGCTGGTGACACCCGTGATCGCCTGAACTTGACCGACCAGTTCCGACTGGTAAAGCGTACCCTGTGCGTTGTCGAGCACTATGCTGATCGCCGTGCGAATTTGAGAATCGACCACTTCTGGTGACGTATTTGCTTGAAGCGTAACGGTCATCGTAATGTCCACTGGACTTGCGACCATTGCCTTGATGAGTACATCCGCAGCCGCAGACTTGGTGATTGCAATCTCATTTGCAAGGACCTGCACAAAAGCTGGATATTCGGTGCTGACCGTGAATGTCTCCGTGGCGAAATACGAAATCGTGACGGTCTGTCCGTCTGGGATACCGCCAGTTCCGATGCGGGTTAATTGCCACGCTTGCGTGGTTGAGTTTTGATTGAGGGTAAAGTCGATGTTTTCGCGCATAACTGCGCCATTGTATACAACCTTGATGTAGCGATTGAGATAAGGAACCTGAACCCCCACTAGGCCAGTGGAACCAGTCACATCCAACCCACCGTCCGTGGTGTTGTACAAACCGTCCCAGCCGTCAAGCGTGAGAGTGTGGTATTGGTCTGGTGGATAAACAGGTACACCCGGTGCGTAGCTCTCAGGCAACCAGATATTGTCCACAAAACTGAAGGCGTTGTTCAGCGGCGATGGAATCACCCCTATGAGAATTTGCTGCTCACCCTGTATGAGTGACGGACGCTCGTACACCGCGAATTTGTTATACGTGACCACCACCTGCTCAAAATTCTGGATGGCAGACCCAGTAGCAAATACCGAGTCTGTAGCCGATGCATAAGGTGCATGTGGATAAGTCGCTGTAAACTGCGTTGGGGAAGCCGTGGCGACAATGACGGTCTGCCCGCTTAGGAATTGGGCGACTCCGAGTTGGCTTAAGGTTATACTCGCCCCAACGCCAAAATTGTTGGGAGTAGTTACCGTCAGGTTCCCATTCGAATCAATTTCGATGTTGGTGATTGGCACCGTAGAAGTCAGCAAGTTCAATCCGTAGGTGTGGTAGGTATCGAGGGCGACGATGATGTAATCGACCCCCCAAACGTATGAAGTCGAAAGGTCTGTGCTCAGCACCGACAGAATATTTTGTGGTGCACCCGTCGCACTGAGAGGCACGTCCATCGCGATATCAATAATGGCTGGAGTCGCCATGCTCGCCGTAATCGTTTTAGTGACTGGGGCACTCGTCGTTGTCGATACGTTAACCTCGTCTCCCGCCTTGTTGGAACCGCCGTACAGCAGGAAATCCGAAGTGTGAATGAGTTCAATCAGGGGGGTGCTTACGGACCCAGTTTCGCCTGTTTTACCTGTAACTGAGGCTACGTCAATGACGGGCTGAAGAGTAGGGGTGTGGAGCAATGAAGTTTGTAGACGTGCGAATAGTCCGAAGGTATAAGAACTTCCCGCACTCGCGAGGGCGGCAACGGCGGTTCGGTTATTTGCGGGGATACCGCCGATAAGCAACGGAATCTTAGCCGTAGTAGCTCCCGATCCTACGTACTGGTAACACGGGTCGAACGGGTTAATGAAAATATTACCACCCACATTGTCGATTTGGGCGCGTTCAATGCCGAGATAGAAATTGCTTGACCCACGAGTCACGACGAGTTCCACAGCCGTATAGATCGGAGAGGTCAACGTATTAAATGTCGGGATGTTAAAGCGGATCAACTGCGAGTCGGACAAGGTGAGGGGTAGGTATGTCGGTAGATTGCCGTAAATCCCCACAGTTCCGTATGTGAATGTGACGCTCTCATTTTGCTGGGTAAGCGTCGTGCCGCGAGTGTAGATATCCACGCAGCCAAAAACGTGCTTCTGGCGGATCGGGTCCCAGTCACGGAGCATATCTAAGTCACCCGCCGCCACGATCACAGCCGCTATGATGCCCGGAGTCTGCAAGGCAGTTACGAGATAGCCATGGCGCGTACCTGAATCCACGCCCGTAACGAGACGTGCTTGAATCAGGGCCGCAAACTGAAAGTTTGACTGCTGATCGGAACCGTATTGAGCCGCCACAAGGTTAGTAACGTTGATGCCGGAAGGGAGACCATTCACAACCGAACGGATCGTACCCGCACCAACGTTCCCCACGGAGCCTGCAATGGTGCATTCCGCAGGTACGGTGACTGCCCACCAACCCTGCACCGCATTGTAGTACGAGTTCAGGTTGGAAACATCGAGCACCGCTGAGCCACGAGTAATAAAGTTCAGAGCGGGAGTGTTGGCGTCGGCGATAGTCGCAACCGTCGCGTTCTCGGGGATTGTAATGCTCTGCGTGGGTTGCGTGTATGTGAAGAACGTCAGAATTGTGGTAGCTGAAGTTGCCCCGCCACGGGTCAAACCCGCCCCCTCGCCGAGAATGTTGAACTGAGTGTCAATCAGGTTTTGAGTATTGGTCGGATTAAGCCCATAGGCACGGGCAATCTGTTGCTTGTACGGGCTGCTATTGAATGGGTCGGACACCCCGCTACCGCTCACGTTGTCAATCTGACTGATGGCCGAGATGGATGTAGCGTTGCGGGCGAACCACTCGCGAACACTCATGCTCGATAATTCTGCGGCAATAGGATCGACGAGCACGTCGCGAATTTCTGAACGCGGCGACAGGTCAAGGTTAGGCTGTTGCCGTAAAATTTGAGCAATGATACGCCCAGCAATATCCTGTTGACGCTGAAGCACTGGAAAGTCCGTTGGGCTGACCACTTTGAGATTCACGAACCCACAAGTCAGGGGGCCGTTTTGCTGAGACTCATAGACAGCCGTGGAGTTGGGGTTAGTCTCCTGAATGACAGTGGAGAACATCGCAAAGAATTCGGTCGCGGCACCGAAAAACGATGATGGTACATCCAAGGTGCTGTAGTTCGTCGGCATCGTGGTCTGAGTGGTGGTACTGACGGTTGTATTGCCGACCGTGGATTTAGTTGTTTCCGAGTCAATCACAGTGTTGACTGAACTCGTGATGCCGTTAATCAAATCACCGAATTGGACGTATGGCGGATTGATGCCAGCGGGATCGGTTGAGAGCATGACTCGCACACCGACAAGGGAGATATTGGGACTTGCAAACGAGGGGGTCACCCACTGAAGAGTGCAATCCGTCTGATCCTTAAACGCCTGAATGCCTGACGGCGGGCCGATCTGAACTGCGAGATTACTCTGAAAAAAAATCAGCGCGAATTTGATAGTCGGAGAAACGGCAAGAACGCCAAGGTTCGTCCACATAATTACCGTGTTACCACTGCCGTCGAAAGTGATTCCACCCGCCTGTGCACTCCACGGAGGTTGCACGGGAATGGTGGGCGGGCTGCCAGTCAGTCCATAGTTGCCAGAAACGCCGCCGACAGTAGCGACTTGCACGTTCCCATTAGGATCGACGAGAGTGTAGCCTGTCGAGAATGTGATGAGCGGTGCCCAAACCCCAAAAGGGTTGTAGTTTCGCCCAAGAATTTGGACTGTGGTTTCCAGAACCGCAGGAATCAAGGGAACGCCAATAGAAAACGTGTGCTTGGTCACCCCATTGACTGTTGCGGAGGTGAACTTTGCCGCTACGTAGGTCGTATTGTAGATCGACACCTCGATGCGGGATGTATTCGCGTCAGCGACAACTACAACTGGAAGCACTGACGAATCCACGGATATCGTCTGGACGTTATTCGGCAGTAACGGCGTCACCAACTGAAGTGGGGACAAACTGGTTATCGGCGTAGGCATTAGTTCACCACCATCTGAAACGACAGTGGGACTGACGTACCGCTGAAGGTCGTAATCATGGCTCCAACCTGTATGGTTGTCGGATCGTCAGGGGCGATCTGTGCCGTTACGTACTGGATGTCTTTAATCATTTCTAATGGGTCAAGCACCTGAGCCGTATTCTGTGCTTGCTGGACGTTCTGCATTGTGTTCAGAGCGATCTGCACAGCATTCTGAATGTCGGTGTCTGTTAGTTGAATACCCAATTTCTTGCCCACATAACTCTTAAGGGGGCAAACAAATGTCGGATAAAAAGCGCATTGGGAGGTCAGAATCCACTTTAACCCCTTTTGAGCCAATTTCGTCTGCTGGGTTACATGTACAAAACTCCCCGAAGCTGCGTTCTTGAAATCATTCAAGGAGCCCATCGCGCTGCACTTCAAGCAATACCCCTGCGTGCTCAAATACGACACCTCGATTAACGACACCACAAGACGGACTGGCTTAACAAACAGGATTTTGTAAAATTGATCGGTTGCGACAACAGCATCCAGTCGGTCTGGATCACGCACAACTATCCACCCATACGTGGGGTCATCTTGTTGGACCTCTTCTCCCGAAATCCACATACGCACCATAGTCGTACCGTTGATGGGAGCCCGCATGTTCAACGCGGTGTTTCCAGCATAGTGCAAGGTGCGAAAATCATTGAAATCCACAACATACCGTTCGAAGCTTTGCTGATGGTCGCAAGCACCGATAGGCTGTTGCGTCGTCGGATCAATCACCAAAACGTTGTAATCAAATGACATAGTTTAACCAGTAGCGGGCTGTGGTGTTTCTTTCAGGTCCACAGAACCGCCCGGAAGTGCACGACCGTGTTGCTCCAGTTCCCAAGTTGTTGGATTGTCCAGTTCGTGAACCCGATACCGAGGCGTGGTTGAATTCGCTGGGTACACGTCTGTTTGATCCTTCACTAGAACAGGGGCGTATCGTGGAAGAGCAAAATAGTCGTTGATTTGAGAGATCAATTTCGGTACCTGCGTCTTAGCGTCCGCTTGGTATTGTGCTCTATCTTCAATCTTTTCAATGATATTGCGGGCGTGGTTCATGTGAAAAACCGCCTCATCCTGACGTTGGAGACGCTCCTTCAAGTAGGTCTTGATCTGCCCCACCGTAACCGCTGGCAGGTGGTCATCGCGATGAGCGTACTGAAAATACCCTGTCGTAGGTGGTTGCCACGCGGCTTTTGCAAATGATGGAGCAAGTTGGTCATCGTTAACCGTCTGGTAATACTGTTCCAAGGCACCTGCGGTTTTTCGCATTTGCTGGGCACGAATCTGATAATGAAGCTGCGGGGTCATCGCCCCGCCGCTGTTGGAGGCGTTGGAGGCGTTGGAGGCGTTGACAGCCGAGGTGCCCGTATTGCTAAGGACGACGCCTGTACTGAAGAGAGCCTGCTCCTGTGTTCGTCTCGAAACCAGCCCGGCGTTTACAGTCGTGCCAACGTACACGAAGCTATTAAACTGAGCCGCCGCCGCCGCTGTGTTGCCGCCGTTAAGGTCGGAAACCAACGTTGAATTCTTAAAGGCAGTGCCACCGATGTTGTACGCCAGCGAAATCAAAGCCGCCTGCTGGGTTGGCTCCAAGGATGAATAGTCGGTTACGGAACTGCTGACGGCGTTGATCGCGGTTTGCATGTCAGACAGCAGCAAGGTGTTCGCTTGATCCATCGTAATTACCGATGATGTAGAAAGTCCGTCACCCGAAATAATCTGGTGACCCCACCCGATAGAATACGTCTTTGTCTGCCCCGCAGGGTCGGGGTATGCCGTTGGGCTAAATTTCTCGAAACCCTTAATTGTGGTCGCCGCTAGAGCCGTAGCATCGATGGTCGATGAATTCGACTGAGGGGTTACGGGAGTAGTAGTCCCCGCACTGGGTGAAGGTGCGGGATTTGTGCTCGTACTTCCGGGCGAAGCTGGTGTAGGCGTTGGAGGCGCACTGATTTTCAACGCTGTATACCAAGCTTGAAAGGCATTCCACTGAGTCTCGGAGACGTGCCCGAGCCAGTTGAACGGAGGCCCTTTGTAGGCATACGTGTACGGATTTGTGGTCGCCATGTCTCCTCTTATTTCACGATAATCGGGATTATATTGTGAGTGTAGATATACTTGCCGCGTTCTACACCCGCTGCAAAGTTACGCCCGCCGCAATACAAACGTGCGACAGACCGCATACCCACACATTCCGCCGTGGTAAGCTGAGACCACTCTGGACCGTTTCCGACATCGGTAATGACGTGTGCCCCAGTACGAATCTCATCGGCGTAGGCGGCAATCTCACACGGTTCCATACCGTCTGCGAGCGATTCAAGCGATTCACGTGAGGGCACGGGCGTACTAGCCGACACGATGACTTCAGCACCGTTCTCCGCAACAAAGTGGTAGCAAACTTCGGTGCTGTAGTCCATCCACTGAACTGCTTCCGAGACCGCAACCGATGGCAAGCTGTTCACGTACTCAAGGGTCTCGTCAGGCAGCGTGCTGAGGAGAGCGCCCACCAAACAGTCGCTAACCTGCATGGAATCGCTCAACCACATCTCGACCGCAGGGCATCCACCGCCACCCCCACCGCCCGGTGCGGCATTGCCGTTGTTGTACGTGTTTGAGTCGGTGTAATTGACAATATAACCGCTCAAAGAATCCGTTGCCGTGTATCCGAGGCTGACGGGCGTTCCCCAAATGTAGGCACTGGTGGTCGTGAGGGTGATAGTGGTGTGATACCCACCAGCGACGGGGGTAGGCCCAGCCGACACGATGCCCGTACTTATCGTTGTTTTTGTTGCGCCTTGGATACGGAAGAAGCTATTCGTTGTGAACGCGCCGTTGTCCGTGCTGAATATGACCGCTGTCAGCGTGATAGTTCCTGTGATCGTGTAGTTCGGTGCCGTGCCCGATCTGCCGCCGCCGACGACAAAGGAGTAGTTAGTAGGCACGGTGTAGGAGTTGCCAGTCGTGGCGATAGTAGCGAGTGGTGATGCGCCCGAAATGTAGGTGACGGTACCAGTCGTAAACTGATTGCCGTTCAAATACGTGAGCGTGCCTGTAACGCCGAAAGTCAATTGGAAAGAACCGCTGGACGAACTTGAGGGCACGGTGACATTCATAGTCCAACCCGTGAGCCATCCGCTACCGTTCAAGATCGCGGCGGGGGGAGTAGTGACGGTAACACCGCCCGAGCACGATGCCGTGGGGGTATTAACCGTATTGCCCGTGCCATATAGCCCTTGCTGTTCGGGGCTCATCGGCTTTGGCAAGTTGACTGTAATGGTTTGAGCCGTACCATTGGCGAGCAGCGTAGAAGGGGTAACTGTAATCCCAGTTCGGTCAGGCATGACCATGTATGCTATCTGAATTGGGTATTGTAAATCCCCACCGCTCGACGCCGTGAATAAGTCGATGCTTCCGTTTGCGCTGTCAAACCACGCGATGTCATCCGCTGTGATCGTCAGATTAGTAACATCAACACCCGATACCACCGAACCACCATTGTACGTCAGCGTGTAAAAACCAGAAGGTGGATTACCGCTATACGGAAGACTGAGCAAACCAGTCCAAGCCGTATTGTCGCCTGACAAGCTTGTGGCGTTCACCGCGACTACTGCCGCAGCGGTAACGGGCACGCCGCCGACTGGTGGATAAAGCTCGCCGCCAAAATCAAACCGAGGTGATGCGCTGTCGTAAAGAAAAACACCGCCTGTCACGCCCTCTAAAACGGGAATGTACGGAATGGTGGTGTATGGCACACCTGTGATCGTCAAGTATAAAGCTTGGGTTGTGCTTTGAGTCTCTAATTCAGTTGTGGGGGAACTTGGATTAGCGACACCCGACTGGACCGACAACTGTAGTTGTCGTGCTCCCACCGCGCCCTGTGCTGGGGTAGCTTGAATAGACACAGGCAGGAATGTTGGCCACCCCGGTCCGTTCCCATTGGTGTTGGTATAAATGGTGCTTTGCCCTGACACAAAGTTGACTTGGAAGTAGCCGTTGGTATCCCCGCTGAACTGAATGGGTTGGTACTGATTGTAGACAGCCTCAAACGGATACTTACCTGCGACTGTAAAAGTGACATACGCGCTGACGCTGCCTCCGAGTATGCCGGGGTACACGTTGCTAGCGCACGCAAGATGACTGCCTGTGGGGAGTCCGAGAGCGGCTTGGGCATTCCAAAAAGCCGTATTGGGTCCTGACGCTGGGAACGGATTCGCACCTCCGTTAGTATTTCCAGTAGTCCCGAGGGATGCCCCACTGCCAATCCATAGGGCGGATGTACTTTTGTTGGCAAAGGTTATGACGATGGTGTAGGTGCCGGGAACCTCAACTATGAAGTATCCCGTAAGGTCCATAATAAACGGGTTACCAGTTGAGCCACTGCCCGAGCCCGGAACGTTAATGTTGCTTGCCCAAATTTCGCCCGTGTTGGCTTGCTGCAATGCCAACATTGGGATAGCTTTGTATCCGCCGCCACACAAGGAGACGTTGTTCCGCGCACAGAACCCACTGAGTGGTTGACCCGCCACAACTTCGTTGAAGACCAACGAGTTCGTTGTGAAGGTGCCCTGATTTACCCCGCCGAATCCGATGAAGCCCGGAGTTTGAGATGAGTTCGCGTACACGGTAGCCGTAACGGGCGATATAGCAATAGTGCCGTTCACTGCTTGCCATGCAATTTCTGCTGTGTTTGACGTGAGCGAGTGTGAAGGCATGGTCGCTACGATATTGTCAATACCCGCGTTCGTGCCAGTATAGGAAATGGCGAGCGGAGGACTCACCATGGCACCGCTGGCGGTATTCACGAGGATGGAATAATTCTTCGTTTGCGGGTTTACACCCGACACGGTTACGACAATTGTCTCTGATACGGTAGCCATCGTTTTTCCTTAGTTCGGTGTCGTCAACTTGACTGGGAATGCATTGTTTGCTGCCAGTCGCAACGCTCCATCGTCGTAAACCACCCAATTAAAAGTTCCAGTAGCCGTGACACCAGAATCCGTTACCGAAATGGACAGCGGGTTGCTATTTCCGATGGTTCCTGACGAGAACGGACCATTCAGTGGGATTAGAGCTACACCGCCCGAAATAGTCACAGTTCCGACGCTAAACCCACCACTGACAATTATTCCGAGTGAGGCTGGGTTTGTAGTAATTACGCCCGTCGCAACCACATAGAATGATAGATTTGTACGCGGTGAAATTCCGACCACGTTACCCTTATCAACGTATCCAAGATAGCCATACGAGGTTGAATCTTCATAATCGATCCCAGTCTTCAGTACCAACCCAGAGATGGTCGTAAGGGACAGAAGTTTGTTAGAGTACGCGGACGTGCTATCTGTCACACGGAACGTGATGGGGGTAGTCCCTAATGTCAACGTAGTACCCGTAATCAAGCCTGCGGAATTCATCGTGAGCCCAGACGGTAAAGCCCCTCCCACAATAGAGAACGTATACGGCGGCGAGCCCAGCGAGGCTGCAAGCGAGAACGAGTACGGAGTGCCTGCGACTGCCTGTGGCAACGTTACCGTGGTGATGGTCAAACCAGACACCTGCGACGAGAACGTCGTAGTATACGTGGCGGTATTGGCTGGCGTGAGACTGTCTGATACCGTGAATGTGAAGCTCTGGCTAAACAGTGTCGTAGCTGTGCCCGAAAGTTGACCTGCCGTTGCTCCGCTTCCTGCGAGCGAAATCCCATCAAACGGGAATGATGGGACGCTGCTCCAATTGTACCTACCGTACACCCCACCATCAACACCACCTGCCAGAGGCACACCGTTTTTAGCGACGAGTTGAATTGGGCCGTAACTGCCCGTGATAACCGCATTGGGCAGCGGGAACGGCTGAATAGCGCCCGATGTCGGCACAGTATCCCACCCGACGACGATCAAGTTTGTGTCGGTAGAGAGGAACAAGACATTTTCCGCCGTGTTGCCGAGAGCATCAACTGCAATGACTCTGACTGGGGAATTCGTCAATATGGAACCGGAATACGTGCCCGCAATTGTAGCGGTTGCGCCTGTGCCATCAGCTTGTATAAATAGTCCTGACGGGAGAAGGTTCGGGTAGCCGGAGGTTGGCGCAATTTCCCACTGAATGGGTAGCGTGTATGTCCCCGTAGCCGCGAGCGATCCCTGATACGATTCACCCCGTGGGATTGGGCCGACGCCCGTGCCGGCGATGCCTATCGTCCAAGTACCCGTGCGAATATTAAACAATTTAGAGTTCGTACCTGAAACGCTATCAGTCAATACGACTGTGATCGAAGTTGGATTCGGCGTGTATGCCGCACCCGTCCATGTGCCTGAGAACCAACCGCCGTCGATGGGCTGCCCTGTGTCGAACTCTTGACCTGAATTGAAGACAATACCGCCCGGAAGTGTAGCTGGGGGACTTATCGTCCAGTAGTACGGTGGTGTACCGCCCGCTCCTTGCATCTGGAACGAATACCCATTCGTATCGTTGGTGACTGTAGCTACACCCCATGGGGTCGCGGTGACTATGCGGAGACCGTTGTTGTAGATGAAGTCGAGGGTTGGCTGATAGCCTAAGCCATCCGTAACGGAGGTACCTGTGGAATCCGTAAGTGTGACTTGGATGTCGCCGAGTGTAGTTGGACTCGTTACGGGAGGAGAAGTCAGTGTACCGTTAATGACACCCGTGCTTGAATTGAGCGACAAACCAGCGAAGGCTCCAATGCCGACACCTAATGGGAAATTCGGAGAAGACCACGTATAAGGCGGTGCTCCACCGAAGCCCTGCAAAAGAGCGTAGTAAGCACCCGCATCCGCCGTTGGTAGCGACTGAGTGGTAATTATTAGTGGGTTGATAAAATCAATGGAGAGACGATGGTATAGGTATGCCGTGCCCGTGCTCGCGATTACTTGGAACCAAACGTCAAAGTACCCGCCCTCCGTGGCCGTCCCCGTGATGTAAAATTTCTGACCTGAAGGCGTTGGACTTAGCGTTAAGCCTGCGGGAAGTGTCCCACCTAAGATGCCCCTGATGTAGTAGATGGAGGCAGATATGGGAGTGATATTCGACGGAACGGTGATGTAACTATTCGTCAGTGCCGTGCCCATTTGAATACTGTCCAAGCCAGTGCTAATCACTGGGAATGCACTTGATACAGTGAGCCAATTGATAGTCGCTATACCGTGAACTATGCCAGTGGTTCCGACATACTCAATAACGCTTGTACCCGTGAACACACCCAACAGCGTTCCGTAAATCAACCCGCTATGTGAATCAAGTGAAAGTCCCAAAGGCAGGCAATTTGAAGAACAGCCGCAGCCCACAACGGCTGTCCACGGACCATCACCAGATGACGGACTTTGCGGAAGCTCAGGAACATCGGGGGAATTGTAGTATGACTGACGAGGATTCAAGCCGACCACTTCACCCGCAATGTACGGACGAGTGTTTATCGTCATAGCACCGATGTCGCCAGTAGCCCAAGTAATTGCCGAGCCGCATACCGTTCCCGTCAGGGTGTTGGATGACAACGTTGTATAGGTCTGAGAAAACGTCGAGATTGTGGTGGGTAAGCCCGCGATGTTTCTTTGAAAATTAAGAGGCACGGCGTACTGGGCGTTACCAAACACCCCTGACGACGTTCCGATAAATTCCACCTCGTAAGACTGCGGTAGCCACGTCGTGGCTGTACCATTCCACCATGTGGCGGTCAGGGTGCCCGTAATGACGGTGCTACTGGTGCTTAAATTCACGCTTGGAATAAGCTGGAGGCTACTACCGTGAGCGTGCACGGTGATTGCTACTGCCGCTGCGATGGTGATGTTGGCGGTCTGAGCAATTGCACGACCGTTGAAAGTACCACCGCCGAACGTCACTTGTGTTCCAGCGATAAGAGTACCGTTGATCGTTGCCCCGACGTTGCCAGTTTGAATGATGGTGGTTCCAGCGAGGAAAACCACATTTTGTGGCTGTGCACCATTGACTAAAAGAACGGATGCGCCAGACTCAAATGTAATTGAAGAACTAGCTTTGAACACAAACAAAGCGTTTGGATTACCCTGTGCGTCTAATGTGATACTGGTCGGGGCATCCATTGTCGAGCCCGCAGAGTAATGTCCAGCATGGTACACACCCGCGCCTCCACCGCCCCCAGTGCTCGTGCTGAGGTTAACAGACGAACCGCTGAGAGACGTGTAGGTTAAACCGTTGAAATAAGCAACCGCCGTTGTAACCGCGCTTTGCGCGGCTGCTGCATCGGCGTTATCAACTGTAGCTGTACCGCCGTCGAATGTGATGGACGGGGTTGGACTGGAGCCGATCACGCCGCCAGTCACTATCGTTGTGCCCGTGTTGGTGATACCAGATGCCGCCAACAGAGCGTAGTTAGCAGCCGAGCCTAACTCGATGTCGAACGGAGATGCGGGGCTTGATGGTGGTGTCCACAGAAGTTGTAAATCATACGGCCCCACCCCGTTCTGCCATTCTACCACTAGGGGGTAGTAAATACCCGCCGTGAGGCTGACGGTGCCGCTTTGTGAATATGCAATCGAGTTGTTCGCGGGCTGTTGTACATTCAAGTTCCTGACTATCGTTTGACCGCCAACAAACACATTTGCCCCGTCGTCGCTATTGACGCCGATGGTATACGTACCTGTAGCACTCGGCATGAGATACCCTACGAATCTTGCGTACCAATGCTCGGAATTCACCCCAACTGGGGTTACCACTATTCCGGGGATAGTGTAGTAGGGAGAGAAACCATAGTTGATGGGAGTGGACACAGCTACAGGACCTACAGTAGGCGATCCGTTCAACGGTCCTTCGGCTGATGCGGAATTAACTATGACCTTAATTCCGTTTGACAGCGTGATCGGTGTGAGGGTAGTATCGGCAAGGGAGAAGCCCGAAAAAGTGCCCGTTATAGGGATATCGTATTCGGTTACGTCTGGGTTTCCCCAGACGTGATTCACGAGCGCGGGAACAAGGAATGGATCACTGAGAGCAGTCTCAACAGTGAGGGTGAATTGGGCTGGGGCAATCGTCGTGTGAGTCGGCGTTGCACTATCTTGAATCCCTTCGGCTAGAAACGTATAGGTCCCAGCCGTATCAAAATTCACGTCAACTTCGAGTTGTCCATCCACTAAGAGGGCGGGGAGACTATAGAAGCTGCTGCTACCTACCGTTACTGGAAGAACCCCGTTACCCGTAAGCGTGTAGGGAGGTATTCCACCGAAAATTGGGAGCACCAGCTTGAATTGCTGCCCCGCGTAGACCGTCGATTGATCGACATTGGGAGCGAATTGCAGCGGTGCGGGCTGTAATGTCATCGTGTAAGTCTGTGTGGCGATTGCACCGATAGCATCCGTGACTTGAACGACTGCGGAAAACGTTTTGCTGTAATCTGTAGTCGAGTTGTAAGTGCACGGTGTGCCTGAAATCAAGCCTGTGTTGGGGTTGATACTGAGTCCAATAGGTAAGTTTCCTGCGGCGAGAAGCCATGAGTACGGCGGCAATCCGCCCGAGGTGGGGTTGGATGTGTTAACATTCCCGACCACCATCTGCACCGAATAAGGGGTGTCAACCTGTGCCACACCTAACGAGGTTCCAAGTGGACTTAAAGGCGTAGAATGGGATACGGTGGGCAACGTAAAGATGGTGTATGATTGACTAGGTGCAATCTGCACCAGCAAGTCAGTGCTCACCTTGATAGGGAATGCCGTTTCAGCGATAAAAAACGGCACGCTAGAATCCTGCACCGCAAAGTTAATGGAGAAATTGCCCAAACCCAACGGAGTTCCACTCAACACGCCGTTGACACTCAGCTTCAAGCCCTCGGGTAACCCGTCCGTGTACCAAGCATACGGCTGATTTCCGCCCGACGCCTGCATCTGAAATTCTGCCATTGGCTTACCGACGTAAATAGTTGTCGGCAATTGTGTCGTCGTGATGCTCACTGGAATAGCAGATGTGAGAGAGTTAAAGCTATTCTCGTAGACAGGTACAATCAGTTCCTTAACCTTCGGGCGTCCCTCGATGGGAAACACGTCAATACCCATCGTGCCAAGCAAGGATGAAGCATTGGAGAAACGAGTCGTTGCGACAAGCAACTTGAGTTCATTGGTATCCGTATCGCGCACAATCGCACGAGCAACCACTTCCCACGGATTGGCGGTTGATCCCACGCCAGTTGCGCCCGTGATCTCAAACCCCTGCTGACCGCCGATACCCAACGTGCCTGTCAAGGAGGTGGAAGTTGTAGTTGTACCCGTGAACTGTTGATCGACCACGAATATCGCTACCGTAAGCTGGCGCATCAGGATGACCTGTGGGCTGTAGGACGAGGTGTTGTAAAGCTTGCGGGTCTGGATTACAACGTCCAGCGGTCCCGATATCGAAAACTGCTTGGTCAAGAGGGATGCGGAGAGCGGCAACCATCCCGTATTTGAGCCATCAGGCCAAAGAACTTGCCACTGATCGGCATTCGTATACGCGGGCTGAAGCGTGAGTGTTAGAGGTTGTCCCAGTTGAAGCGTGGTGTTGCTAAATATGACATCTGCCGAAGGAATGGCGTCAGGGAAGGCGAGATACGGAGGAAGTAGCACAGCGACGGATTCCCACACGTTGAAGGTGGAATTAAAATACTCCCAATCGAACGACACGGGCGGGCTTCCCGCAGCAGTGGTCCGCATGTCCATCGTCCACGAACCTGCGGCCAAGGTCGTTGTGTAAAATAACGGCGTACCTGTGTACGGGACGGGAGCAGATACGGAAGCGGTGGGGGTTCCATTGAGGATGATTTCCCAACTCGTGTAAGCTGTCGGCGGCAACAGATTCGGCACCCAATTGACGGTCAGAACGTTGTTGCTGTCAATCAGCGCCGATACGGGACCCACATAGCCGAGATTTAGAGGAGGAGGCATTTTCAATCCTTATAATTGCGTTACTATCTCCGAGGAAGCGTCTTCTATGACACCACCAAGGAATGAATTTGTCTGAACGGTCTGAGCCAAAACTGAGTTTGCTTCAAGTACACAGCTTCCCCAAGTTTGAAAATCTGCCGTGACCACGATGCTGCTATTTAATTCGGCCTGAGCCACAACTATAAATGGGGACGCTTGCGGTAAATTTTCCTGCAATGAGCTAATTCCGTGCGTCATGAGCGTAAGGTTCGATCCGCGCTCAACAACAAAGAACGGAGCAGTGTTCAAGGCGGCGGGACTCGTCTCAAGGAGCATATTCACGCTTGTAGCACTAATGCTTGTGCCACCAGTCCCGATGTGCCCTACACCAGAACTCGGTAATGTGATGGTGCCCCCATCAATAACCACGCCGCACGCTTCCTCGAAAGAGCCCGCTTGAAGGTTATCTAGCCAACTGCAATTCACGAATTGAATGTCGGCGTTTCTACCCTTAATGGCAGTGCCTTGGAACCCCTTGAACAGGATGCCGTTGAGGATCACGCGGCTCGTATCGATGTAGAACGCATACGTTGGACCCGTACCCGTACCCGCAAATCCCGTGGCATCAATGACAGCCTGACCGCTTGCTCCCGATTGAATCGAGATAACCAAACGCCCCTCGCCCTGTACTACACGAGACAGGTTAGCTAAGGCGAACGCAAAGAGACTTTCACTTACACCGTTCCCTAGCGTAATTTCTTCCAGTCCGCCGATACCTTGAATATTGGTGAGATTGTATGCCACTCCTGTATCCGCAAGCTCGATGACACATGGGAAGCTGAGGACAGGCGGTAGTTCATTCATTGCGGACAAAATCGTCAACTTTGCTGTGCTTAACGACAACCCACTGTTGCTGTCACTGCCAGTGACGTTGTTGACATACAGCGTAATGGGGGCGGTGGTAGCTTGTAGATTCACACCCAATACAGTACGAGCGGTCGGCGAAGCAATGGCAAAGCCCAAGTGGGGAACCGCTACTCCAAACCCCCTTCCGCCTGTCGCCGCAGTCACGAAGCGTACAGACTTACGAATATCCTTGTTGATTGGCGGAATAAAATCGTTGGTGTGCATCGGAGCCAAGAACGTGTGCTCGACGTTATTCACCCGCATTGCCACGAAGTTTGAATCAAAGAACGTTTCGAGTGCAACGTTGGTGAGTGTGGCATCACTCCAACCGGGCTGTGCAGGCATAGTAACTACAATCGGTAGTTCACGGTTATACGGGTAGATGTCCTGCAACCCGACAATGGGGGCAGAACCCGTACCATTGGTCGTGATGAGCGCGTTATCTTCAGCGTGCAAGAACTCGTAGTCGCGGTTCAACACTCCCTCACCCTGATACGGAATGTAATGCATCTCTACTATCAAGACTGAAAGTGGGTCGAACGCTGGGAGGATTGATCCTACAAAGAAAAACTGAGACGTTGCGTAGTTACCCGGAACAATCAGGGTGATGACGCCATTGTTGATGGTGATGTTGGTCGCGGGTATAGTTACAGCAGTAAAGTTTGGTGTAGGCGATGCGCCGTCCGAAACCCAAATGAATCGATTCCCAGTATCGTCACCTGCAATACCTTTGATGCTGCACCCCGTGGATAAGGTGCTGATGGTGGGCTGTTGAGCCGCCAAAACAATTGTGGTGGTGTTTGCTGGGAACGTATTATACCCAATCGAGACCACCTGCACACGCTGGTCAAGATTAAAGAAAGGCCCGCTGTAGTTACCGAATAGAACTGTTTCCTCTATTTCAGTGACGCCCTTGACGGGGGCGTTGTAAGCTAGTTGAGCGGTGTTCTGTGCGATGAAGGAAACGACCACCGTAGATGACGTGGGAACCGCCTTCTGGATTGTCAAAATATAGTTGTTTCCGCTCATCACGCGGCCTGAGATAGGATAAAATATGCCCGTATTGAAATCCCACGCATTGACACCGTACAAACCATTCACGGACTCATTGAGGTCGGTGCGGGGGATAATGAATTGAGTGTAAGCTTGACTGCCCAACGTCTGCGATATTCCTGAAGAGCCCGGAACTAGAATCCAAATTCGGGTGCCGAGAACCGTGTCGGAGTATTCGGGGTTGATTGCCAGAACCGTCTGTGCCTGCAACGCAAGCTGTACGGATTGTACTTCGTACTCTGAAACACCGTACACTGGCATAGTAACTCCCGTGGAGGCGTCAAACAACTGACCCCCATCAATTACATACGGAACATGGCGAAGGTCGATGTTCGATCCTGCGGGGTATTGAACCCCGATGGTCGCATAGATGTTGTTTGTGCCCGGGTCAAACGCGGTACCGCCCAGCGCATCGGTCAACTGTACGGTCACTGACTTGGAGCCCAAACCATTGATTGTTACCTGCCCCTTCAACAAGGCGGCGGCGGAAACGGTTCCAGTCGAGGGGTTAGTCACCAATGCGGTTACAGCAACAGATTGAATGGTCGCCTGTGAACTGGCGGGTAGGGTAATTGTGAACGCATCTCCTTGAGGTGATCCGCTGACCCACGGTTGACCGTTGCTGCCGAGAGATTTGTTGTTGATCGAAACCGCTATGGTAGAAGCGAAAGTGCGAAGGTCGCTGCTGAAGCCGTTTGAGAACCCATCCCACGCACTAATCGTATTGGTGTTGAGGATGCTCGCTGGTGCCACGGAAACATAGTAGTTCAACCGTGAACCGACGTTCTCCGCGTTGGTTGTGGAAACTGTTGCGTCTCCGCGAGAGACCGCAAGTTGAGTTTCGCCTTGTACAAGATCACCAAACCCATAGCGGCAGAGAGCGTCCATGTCCCAACCAGTGAGGTTAATCGTTGAGCGAGTATCCACCACGTTGTCTTGAAAAATTTGATCGGCGAGGCGAGAATCAAAACGTCCCGAGATGCCTGACGAGAGTAGTCCGTTTGTCCCAGTTGGATTTGCGAGCCAATACGCGGGAGGATTTGAATTTCCACAACCCCATGGGTTAGTGCGGATGTCGAAGTTGCCTGAGTTTTTCATAAAGATGGTCGCGAGCGGGAAAGCGTAGCTGTAACCATCCATGGTGCCGAGCGAGTTGTACACGTTGCCGTTGCCCGCACGCCACACCCCTGTGTCACCGTTGATCGAACCCATGTTCATATATGTGGCGGGATTTCCATCAATCGTGGTGACTGGAGACGACTGCCCTGCCTGCGGGTGTACCGCCATCGGAGCGTAAAGATTGGTCGCTGTTGAGGGATCGAGACCAAACTGAAACTGCGTGAAGTCATAATTAAGCCCCACGCGCTGAACACTGATACGCCACTGAATCTGAGCACGCTCCGTAGTGAATAGCCCTTGGAACGGATCAACTGAATCGTCGAGGAAGGCTGCTAACGTAGCGTTAGTCGATACGGGGTTAACCCCACCATACGGATAGAAGTACCGCAGCCCCGTGGTCGGGTCGGTGTAATACCCCTGCCCCGTCTGTGGGTTCAACGATTGATACCAGACCTCGACGAACGCGATGTAGAGTCTTGCGTCCTCTTCCGCCGTGCCCGGAGACCAAACTGGAGGCTGGGCGGACGGGGACACCGCATTGAGTGTCAGGGCGGATGAGTTGTTGCCTTGAATCGTAATCACTTCGCCGTTGAAAAGAAGGTCGAAAGACGGAACATAGAATGTGTTCGAGACCAAGGCCGCGTATTGGAAGGGGGTGTAGGTCAGGCATCCCGACGTAACCTGATCGTTGAGGAGACGTTGGCGTTTGTAATCCTGAAGGTCTTGGAGGAGGTTGATGTCGGCGTCGGTGATCTGACGGTCGTGCATACCCACGACGGTCACGAGGCTTTTTCCAGTCGGGTCTAACGTGCGGCTGCAAACCGTAGGGTACGTTTTTTGCCAATCGTATGTGGATGCCATGCTACTGTCCAGCCCCCAATGTGAATTCCTGCCTCATCTGATAACTTCCCGCCCTGACAAGGTACGTGGTAAACTCGGAATAGGACATCGCCGCCTTTGCGTGACTGCACGACTTGCAGCAAGCCACGGTATTTTCGGCTGTGTATCCGAGAGCGTTATCCTTTCGATCCAATCCGTTATGAGCAAAAATCACGTTCGTCCACTTTGCGGTCTGGATAGCTGACGGGTTTCCGCCGCAGTAGTGACAAATGCTTCCCACTAAAGTGTTGAATTGATCGTCCGTCAGTGTCCATTCCAGCCCCCGACCTCGGGCCGCTGATCGATAACGAGCCCGCACCATATTCCGTAGGACATAGAATGGTGAGGTGTACTTCCTTCGCATCTCCCTACGAAGACAGCCGCAGCTTTTGGTCTTTCCTCTTACCAGCGAATCATAAGCAATGATTTTACGCGGACTGCCGCAGTCGCACTGCACTACGCAATCTTTCCCAATTATTTCCCAAACAATTAGCCGACCATATCTTGGAAGCTTCCCCATAACCAAAGAATTCGGAAGTCTCAAAACTTTGTTTTCCGAAGAAGAAAACAAAGTTTAGCCAGTTTTTAGCCTTTGCTTCCCTTCTGTAGGAGCCCTCATGGCGAATTACGACTACCTCGATCAGAACATCGTCGCCACCTGTCTAATTCAGGCATACAACAACGATAGTTTTTACAATCCTGTTGCGAATTTTCATAGCGGCTTCGCCGCCGATGGGACTTATTACCTCAGCGGGGTACAGCAGTTGGCTGGATCACCCCCGAGTCCGACATACGCCTCATGGTACTTGGAAGCCACCAACCCCACCGCAAGCGGACCTGAGCCTTCGCGTGACTTTCGGGCAACGTTCCCCACCTATGGGATAATACTGCTTTCCCCCGTGGCTATGACGATTTTAGATGAAAGTACACCCGTACCGCACTCGAATGAACTGAAGATGTGGATGCAATTCGCCCTCGCGGACGGCTATATGATGACCGACAACTACGTGTCGTACTTGAGCCCGCCGCTGTTAGCGGTGCAGGGATTCACGCCATCGGGATTGTCGTATGCCGATGGAATCATCTCGATCACCTACACGCCCGACTCTGGGAACCAGTCGCCTGCTTTGGAAGGCACGCCCGACCCAATACCAATCCCGGGAGATTCCGCGCAGTCCCACATGGTTGTCAGTATCGATTTTTCGCAAGATTCGGCTTATGTGGACGTGGCGCTCTAATCGAGGATTAGAACGAAGTCGAGTATGATTCTATTGGTGTTAACCGTGCGCTTAGTGGCGCTCTAATCGAGAATCTGAGTGAAGTCCACGGTAGCCGCGTGCACCACCCCACCACGGCAGGCGATAGAGCCGCGACGGTCGCAAGCATCCCAAATATACAGAGGGTTCGCAAGGCTGGCACGTGCGTAAGCATAGTGCAGAAGGAGGGCCGCGAGATCATCGCCAGCGAGATTCGTCTGCCAGATATCGTGGCACTTTGGATTCTTTACCGCCGCGAGAGCGAGAGCGTCTGAGACATCGGGGAGCGTCCCCACTGGGACAGGTGGAACCGTGTGCTGACCGACTGTCATGCCGCCTTCCTGTGTGACGAGATCAAAGAAGAACACATACGGGCGGTTGCGGGCGATGTAATCAGGACAGTACGCCGATACCTCACGCTTGGCGTGACCGAGAACGCCATTACTCGCCATAAAGACCTGTGCAGTGACGGATTCGGGTTGGCTCAAAAAACTCACCCAACGAGCCTTTGCCCCGATGTCAACGTTGTTGGTGCCTGTCGTGAGGTAATGGTCTTTGCACCATTGAATGGCGTCGGCTGGCTTGAGAGAGGCAAATGTTTGAAGGCTGGAGGAGAAGAACGAGTTGGCTTTGTCCCAGCCCGTCGCGGCGGCGATGTTCTTGATGAGGGTCTGGAGGGTGCCCTGTCCCGCGTTCCATTGCAGGATACCAGCGGAGAGCCCCATGCCGTCAAAGTTGCCCGTCAGAGATGTGTAGCTCGGGCCACCGCCCGATTCAAAACTACCCGAAACCTTCAAGCACAGTTCTAGTAAGCTTTTGTCATCCATAGCCTTCAATTCCCTCTATTTTAGAGGGTGAAAGCTATTTTACTGCGGTGACGGGCGGCACTTTCGGCTGCTTCGCAATCCCGAACTTGGTCAGGATTTTGCCGATGGTTCCCCAATAGATGAGCATGACGCCCAGCAGAAGAACTGGGTGTGGCCCCTCAGGAACGCCCATCATCCCTAAACATACGCCCGCAAGGAGACCGAGCAACACGAGGTAGCCTAATCGCACCAGTCCTCGCAAGAACATCCGCTTCACTTTTTGACCTTTTGTCAATTCCACTGTCGGTTCCATGGTTGTTCCTTTCTTCTCTTGTTCCCGTTTTCTCATTGCGGCAAATTCTTCTTGTTCCAGCTTTCCCGCAGGACAGTCGGCAGCATGGATAAACGGGGCCGAAGAATACATGCTGCCCCACTCATGACAGAATTCGCACTCCATGTGGTAAGCTTGTCCGCCTGTCTCCGAAGGCAACTGGCGGTACGGATTTTGCAGGTCCGCCGTCACTTATCGACTCCACCATTGAGAATATTGTGATGCACAAGCGTAAAAACTACGGATCACTATGAACATGAGGAACAGATCAATCGGAATCATGCAGTAAGCGAGAATCAGAGCGCCTCGACTCGTGTTGGGGTGGTTCTTGACCGCCTTGATGAGTTTGAAAGTCAAGACCAACACGGAGATGGATAGTCCGCTGATAAGACCATGGAGCGCGGCGTCCACTATGATTGCGAGATGCCGATGGTGCAATACGAAGAGGCGAAGGTCAAACAGCATTTATCGATCCCCCTGATCGTCCTCGGTCGTCGGGATAGCAGCCTCAACGTCGCCGCGTTGCAACGTGGAAACCCCATCATTGGGCACACGTGGTGCGGAAGCAGTTGGAGTGACTCTCGGACCTTCGAGTTCGACAACCTGCGCTCGCTTGGCAAGGAAGTCCCACGTGTGGAAGAGGATCATCCCCTCTTCGGGACCGTCAAACCCTTGCCCACGGGAATATTTCGTGAGAACATTCAACAGGTACTCGTGCAACTCAGGCGGTAACTCAATGCGGATTGCTTTCATAGGGCCTCTTCCCCTAATGATACTAATTTTCCGCGAGAATAGGAAGCGAAATCGTGCCATTCAAGATGCCCCTCAGATCAACCTGAGTGATTTCAATGCTCCCAATGCTCGGAGCCACAGGTTCCTCAGGCGTGAAGTACGCCCGCAGGGTGGTGGTCGGCAGCACGCCGAGTTGCCCGGAGACATTTTTCGCCCATACCCGCCAGCTCGTCGCGTACCGCTTGGCGACCTGCGTGATGGTCATATTGGTCTTGTAGTAGGCAGACTGTCCCAACGCCATCAGGGTAAGCTGCTCACGAAGAGCCTGCCAGCCGTAGGAATCTTTCTTGAAGATCACGTAGCCGCAGCGGTTGAGTCCAATCTGCCCCGCATAGTGGTGACCGTTACGGGTGCTACGGATGTTTCCCGGATTGTGATAACGAGTAGGAACTGTGTGCGGTACGCCAAAGCCCTCGGCCTGAGCAACCGCCTGCGACATGGCGATCACCTTTTTGGAATCCACGACCTGAGCCCGAGCGAAAATCGGGATAAGCGTTAGAACAGCGAGTACCAGAAATGCTCGTATGTTTTTCATGTTCGTCCCCCTTCTCTTTCGGACAATGTTTCATTTTACCATCGCTCCCACTATTATACCAACCCAAAATCAGGTTTCTCTAGGAATTTGGCGTTGAAAACAAAAGACTTACCTAACGTATTGAAAACAAAGGGGCATTGAAAACAAAGGATTTAAGTTAGAAGAACGAAGCAAATCGCGTCGGAAGGTGAGGTTCGTAGATGAACTCGGTCGTCGAGATCGCCCTGCCGACGCAGACGATCCAGCCCACGGGACCCGCAGGAGGGCTACCGCCACCATTGAGGAGGTCAGTGAAGTTTTGAGTAATGATGCCGCCGAGCCCTGCATAAAGAAGACCGCCAACTATGAGGTTAGCCGACGCGACCGAGAACAATCCACCGTACTGGGCCGCTACGGAAACCTGACCACCCGCTGTCGCAGAAGTGGTGGTGATGCCGTCTGGTAGTGGCGCGAGCACCACGCCCGTGTCGTCGATGGCGTACAGCACGGAGCCTACCTCGGTCGATGGTGGAGAAGTGGTGTAGTTGTAGTTCACGGGGGCTGTGGGGGTCACGAGTTGAACAACAAACGTGTTGGCTGATGATATAGACGAAATCGTCCCCACCTGACCATTCAAGAAAGCTGCCAAATGTAGGCCAGAAAACACGACAGGGTTAAACTGTCCCACGTAGAAATTGTAGGTCGCCGCCACGGTGACGGTGACTTGCGTACCTGCACCGTTAATCGCAATGTTTGTGACGAGAGGGATGAACGGGTCTATGGGTCTAGCCTCCCCGTCTGGTTGACGAATCTGAACAACCGTCAAGGCGGATAGACCAGTAGCAGCCGTAAAGTTTTGAGTAGATGTGATTTCATCCACCAAGGCGGCAGTCGGGGCAGCGGTTGCGCCTGTGAGAATCATACTAAAATAACTTGTCGGCAACACAGTCTGCGGAGACAACGTGTTTTGAGAAGCAATCACCTGCACAACATCCCCCACCAAAAAACTCCCCGTGAATGAGAATGGCATCGTTAGGGGATCGGCAGGGGAAGCTGAAGAATCAGACGAAATCGTGTAAATTGGAGTCCCATTTTGAGTCACGGTGACCGTGTAGTTGCCAACTTCAGTTGCGTCCCAAACGACCTGTCCGTACCCCGCGTAGTCCCCCGCATTTTGGATGGTAAATGTATTGGAACTGGTGACATTCCCCGTGTAGTCGAAAACGATAGTGTCGAACGGTACAGCAACGCCTGCAAAGCCCTGAGCTACCACTGTGGTATCGCTGACGGCGGTAACATAAAACCCTAGTTGCTGTGCTGAGGCTATGATGCTCTGAGCATTGGTAATTTGATTGGTAACTTCCGCGACCGCTTGTTGCAGGAAGAGACTCAATCCCGCATAGCTGATATTCGTCCGCAGCATAGCTAATTGCGTTGGAACTGGGAGTGCCTGAACGTCGGGACGCATCAAGAAGGTGTTGGCGTTAAACTGAGTTGGCGAGGACCAACCGCTGGATGGGCCTGATGGTGGGGTGCTGTTTGCGTATGCAACAACTGGGGCGGTGGGGATGTTCAACAGCGGTGTCCCGGGTGTCCAGCTACGGTTGCGACTCGCGGCATCCGTCGATATAGTGTTGTACTCCGTGGGTGAGCCAAGTGGATCGATTGCGGAGTCCAACGCGCCCTCATACGATGCGACAAACGATACGAGATACTGGTCCTGAGCCAGCAGCACCAATAAATTGTAGTTGAAAGTCCGCCAGAATTGCGTAAACCTGTCTACGAGAGTTGCCGTGGCGAACTGGTCATAGACATATTTGAATCGCGGGTAAGGCGACTGGTACGTCGTGTCGTTCGCGATACTGAGGGTCGCCTGAGCCACAACCTCATCGAAAATTGCCTTGATTGAGGTCGGGATGATGACTGATACGGGGTATGCTGCCGTACCCGAGCCCAGAATCTCGCTCGTCATATTCGTACCTATGGTGGTGGGACGATAATCAAGATCAGTCCCAGTGAAGCTCGAAAGGTAGTTCGAATCCCCGCCGCCATCCCAGAGCGTTGTCCGAGTATACCCTAACAAGGATGCCTCAACGTAGGACAGCCGCCATAGAGTATTCAACTGAGCTTGCGTGCCTGCGCCAGCCGCTTTGAGTGTATCAACCAGAGGTATATCAGTTGGCGTGTTCTGGTACACAATGCCCGTAGGGATGGGGGTCTGCCAGATGCCGAAGGGACTGGTATCAGGTTCCGACCCTGTATTCACGACGAGGGCGATGTAGAATGTGCTATTGAAGACAACCACATCCCCAGCCGCATAGTTCGTACCGATGTCCCAAACACCCATGTACTCGTCGCCCAGCCCGCCCAGAACATCATTCCATGGGACGGGGTTGTTCGCCAACGAAACCAAGGACGGCACAATGTACTGGTTATAGGCCGCTTGGAAATCCGCGAGCCAGTTGCCGCCCCGACCATTACGGCAAATTTGCAGATAGAACAGCCAAGCGGATGTGATGTATGGATCGTAGTTTGATGCAACCACCTGTTCTAACGTGATGTAGTGCACCAAATCCTTACGGAGATTCGCCTGCCTCACAACCAGATTTGGGTTGGCGTAATCGGGATCGGTCGGCTCTATGGTGTCACCGCGAAGGGCTGGTACGATGCTTACGATGTTGCCTTGATACGTCGCAGACGGCATCTGGTAATCCGAGATGATCGTGTGGGGATCGGGCACCGCCCCTAACATAGACGAGTTTGGGTTGAACGTAGGTCCGTAGACTGGATACGATGTGGTCGCTTGCATCTGCGCTGGGGTTTCGCTTCCGGTCGCTATAGTGCCACCAAGTGGGGGGATGAATAACCCCGAAGGGTTGATAACGTTACCACTTATTTGAGTGAGTGTTGAAGGCTGAGTCGTGGGGTTGTAGCCCAAGCTCAACAAGTTGCACTGGCTAAATGAGAAATTAAAATTGAAAGTTGGTAGATTGCCCGCTGACTTCGCGAACGCCTGCAACGGAGCGAAAGTAAACCCGTTCCAGTTGAAGTGCCCATCAGCGATCAGGTTTGGGATAGATGGTATCTTCGGAAGATTCCAGTTACAGATGTTGTTCAACAGGTTTGCAAGAGCATTCAGATTCGATTGAGCCATCGAAATCAGGCTGTTCTTCATCGTCAAGAGTAAGGCGATATTCTGCTGCAACGCCGTGATTACGTTCGACAACTCTTTCTGGTACTGGCTGACGGTTTGCAGCAGTTTGATCGAATCCGCAATGTACTTTATTCTGCGAGCATGATGCCCAAGCTGACCATCCACGGCAAGGGTGTTTATGCTCAACCAAGTGTTGATATCCTTGGTAATTCGCATCTTCAGTTCGAGAAGCTGGTTGTTCGCATCTCCGATACTGGCTTCAAGCCATCGACCGTCTTCGAGAGCTTTATGGTAATATTGCTCGACGGTGGGATCACCCGCAGGAGTGTGGCGGATGATCGCCCCCTGCGCCTTGATCGGCCAGATTTCAGCGTTCACGATAGATTGATTGAAACCGCCCATTAGCTATTCTCTCCGCTCGGTGCTGGTACTTGACTTCCTTGGTTGTGCACGATGTCTGGAGCCTCTATTGTATGGCGTGTCAAAGACGATGAAACGGATTTCTGTTGCGTAAAGATCGTATCGGTCATGCTGATGTGATTCCACGTTGTACACTGTGTGACGAAATCGCCAGTGCACAGGTATTGCAAATTACCTTTATGCACAATGTCAACGTCCCCCAGAAGCTCAATCTGAAGGGCTTTGCCACTGTTGTTTGCAGCGATAGTGATCTGCACTCCCCCGTCAAACGATGCGGTAATCGAGCGTCCTTGGTTATCCTTACCGATGGTTGCAACCAAACCGCCAGCCGAATCGATCAGTATAGATTGACCCGATCCCGGGTTCTTCCCGACGCGAACTAGCATGTCCCGCGTTGAGTGGAAATCAAACGACAGTCCGTGTTGATCCATGGCCGAGGTCGCAGGCGTCACATTTGGGTTAATCGGAAGCGGTGTACCGAGCGCGTTGTATGCCGCCGTGTTGTAAGGCGACAGGTTCAGGGTCGGAGCGCCAGCGGTGGTCATATCGTGGAAGGAATACTTGCTGTCCCCACCGCCATAATTCGGACGCCCTACGGTGTGAGAGTCAATTCGGCTTGAATCACCCACGCCGTATGCAGTGATCCCCTGACCATCCACATAGCCGTTGATAAGGTGTCGCCGCAGGGCTGCTGGGTTACGAGCGCCCAAACGAATGACCGCCGCACCGTCGAATGCTGCCTGAAGTGAGATGCTTTCGGCTCCCGTCTTGTTGTAGCCCTGAGCGTTAACACCTGAATCCCCCGCAACCTTCAATCCAAGATGGTTTGAATCCCAATACTGCAACAGACGGTCGGCTGGAGCGTCAGCTTTGCTACGAATCTGTGTCTGTACGCTGCGACGAGCGTTAGGCAATACCTGATTGTCCGCTCCGAGGCGTACAACAACTTGCCCCAACGCCTGAAGATCAATGGCTTCCTCCTCATCACGATTCTTGCCGATAACTGCCTTAACACTACCGACGAAGTGAGCTTCCATCGAGCGCCCCGCGCCATGAGGATGTTCATACCCGCCGCCAAACTGATTGTTTTCCTTCGGAAGTGTAGAGCCGATTTCCATGCTCGTGAACCCTTCTTTGGTCACGTCAAGGCGAGTCGTGTTGTACTCGTGTGGGAATCGGATCGCAAGAGCCGATGATGCGAGCCGAGCTTCGGTATGATTGGGTGAATCCTTAACCGCTAGATAGCTTGAATCCACATCCGCACCGAAGCGACCCTGTGGTGTGTATGGGAACAGGACAGGCTTAAGCACGTGACCGTAGGTTCCTTTGTCGAAGCGGTTGTAGCCGACGAGCGTGCCTGCAACCTTTTCCACAATGAATGCTCGACGTTGCGGTGTGGGGCCTTCGTTCAACGTGGGACCTACAGGTGTCGCCGTAGTGTCATACGGATGGTCGATGCCCTGCTGAATGAGATACGTTTGATTGTCGGCCAGAACATTTGGAATAACGGCATCAGCCGTGGCTGTGGTGGGAGGCGTAGCTCCTGTTACGGGCAATGCTCCAACAGATGTACGAGCCCATGGGGACTGCGTGGTTCCGAGAAGCTGGTCAAATAGATCGGTCTGAAGAAGCTCGGCTGGTAACGGGTAGTCGAGAGCAAACTCTTGCGTCAGTTCCGTGTTCTCAACGAACGGGATTACATCCGGCTTACCCGACGTGTAGCGGTCGGTCGGTTGTGACCCCGGTGCGAGGTAGCACACATACTGGTAGCTTCCGTCAGGCAATACGGCGGGGGTTATGTTGATCGCATTGGGACGATTCACCGTGCCACGGAAAGAGAGACCCGCATCAGAATACCCAACGTGTCGCCCTGTGATTTGAGTCCACTGCCGACGTTCTGGATCGAGGCGGTCTCGACTAAAGTCGTACCCAGCACGATCCCAACCCGTATCGATTTTTTCCGTGTAGCCACCTGTATAGGATGAGGTCTTCTGTCCCGGGTATGCCTTTCGATAGGTGCCGCGCATACGGTCGGACTTTCCCTGAATCACGGAGCCCGAAACGGGGCGAGTGGCGATGGCGTCCAGAGCCTTTGTAGCGTGACTGGTGATCCAACTTACAATGCAAACTTCGCTAAATCCCTGTGAGTACACCGTGTGACACGCCACGCACGTTGAGAATTGCTCGGGCATGTGAATAACGGTAGCTTCGACGGAAGAGTGTTCGCTAGGAAAGAGGCTGACTTCTTTGTACGTCGTCTGGTCACGGATGTCTTCGATGGTCAGAACCATACGTTCTTGGTCAACCGAAAGCACTCGACCAATGAAAAGCTCATACGCCATCTGTGCACGGCCACGGTTTAGTGGACCGGGGGCATAGAGATTCGAATTGTCCTGAACGTACCTCATTACTTAATCCCCTGCTGGTTCGTGGCTGGGTACAAATTCTTTGGTCGTGACGAGGGACTAGATGTAAGCCCTATATTTTCAGTTGGATCAGGCGTTTGACTGTCCGCCAGTGCCTCTTGCGTGGCCTGTGTCGGCGCAATAGACCCACTTACTAATACGGCAATTGCCTGTTGTTGGGTGGTGACCGTATTCTGAAGTTTCTGAATGGTTGAATTGACATCGGGCTGGGCGGTTGTCACCAACACTGAATCGGATGGATTGGTTTGTCCTGAATACGAAAGAACAATGATGGTAGCGTCAGGCGTCACTGCCGTTTGATTCATTGCTGTCAGCAATTGAGTAACTGTATCGCCCCTACCTGTGGGAGTGTCCAACCCCGAGGCAAGAAGAGCCTGCACCTTATCGTTCGGGACATAGGCGTCCGACGCAGGTTGCGATGCTGGCGGGATGATGTACCCATCCTGAGTGAACTCCTTGAACGCTTGACGCAGCGTAATGTACCGTCCCCATGGGAACGGGGCAACAACCTCGTAACCCTTACTGTCCGTAAAAGGCAGGGTGCGGCGAATATCGTGGTAATACCCAGAGTCCACGATTCGCTGGGTTACAAACACACCCCCACCGCTGGGGTTGGTCGAGTAGCTACCCTCTGTGCCGGGCTTGCTCCCGGGAGCGGGCATTTTGTAGGGCGCATAAACATCATTCTGAATACGGAAACAGGCCGCCGCACTATCCGATTCTGTTCCCCACGAGCTACCTATCTTGGTCTGCTGAAGTTTAAGTAGAACCTGTTCTTGAGCAGTTGGTGTTTGATCTGGTGTCATTGGAAGAGAGGCTGGCGTACCTACGATATTCGCGGGGGAATTCGGTGTCGCCTGCACGAGACAGGCGTTCGACGAGTTCGTGCTCAACGCATTAAATGGGTTTGGTGAAGATGCGCCGAATGTGAGTTGGCTTCCCTGAGGATACGTAGAGTTTAACGTTGTACCGGGTGCTTGCCCTGAAGTTGGCGGAAGAGGGGCACTCGCCCACTGAAATACTAAGTTGGGCTGGCTTGCAAAGACGGTTATCGGGGCTCCCTTGGAGTTTGTGCTTTGAGTCGGAATTAGTGGTCTACGTCGAAGAGTATCAAGGGTCACCGACATGGTTGCCGCCCCGCCCTGACTATACTGAAGCTGGATTGACTTGATATAGCCGTACATGTCGCGATGCGGAATAAAGCAAGGGAACCCAAGTTTGAGTTCTGGGCGCATTGGAATCGTGAACGAATATGTTCGGTATCCTCGGTTGGAGCGAACTGATTCCGCCGCCGCATACGCAAACAAACCGTACTTATCGCCATCGCGAAACCACCCGACAGACCTCGTAGGTTCCTCACGAAGGCCGAACTTCTGCAACTTCGGGATGTCGATGTATTCTACGGTTTCAAGAAAATCCTCATTCCCGCCAAACTGAAACCCCGGTTCGTAATTACCCCTCACTGTCATACGAGTTGTACGAATAGCCGCCTGATCCTCGGTTTCCTGTTCGCTGACAATTTCCGACAAGTGGATGATGAATGGGTTATTTGAGGCGTTAATTTCCGTTATGGGATTTCCCGTATTGATGCCTGCACTGGGGTTGGCAGGTGTGCCCGACAGCGGGGGGGTCGTACCCGCGCTGCCACTACTTGCTGACGGAGAAGTGCCCGTCGCAGTTCCTATATTCGTCACATCCAAGTTGTACAGTGGTGGTTTGAAAATGATCTTACCATCGACATCCTGATACCCCTCGTACAGGAGGGTGTGAAGGACCTGACGAACTTCATCGAGGCGGTTAATGATCTTGCTGTTCAAAAGTTGAATCGATGCAATCTCCATGTCGGGGAGGTACTGTCGGATGGCGGGGTATTGTGCACTGCTTCCGCTCCCCCCTATAGGGGGTGCCAATGAAAAGTGCGAGAGTTGAGCGGCTTCATTATCTGTGGGATATCTGTCATCACTGGCTGCCCTCTTATTTTGGTCTTGTGTGCCGCTAACGGTCGAAGCGTTAGTCAGGGATAGCGGGCTACTCTCCGAGACATCTTTGTAGATGACCCCGTAAAAATGAACGTCCCTCTGCAAACCATCGAGGATAGCCTGCCATTTAGGGGCATATCCCGCCGCTACGGCTTGGTGGAATGCATCCGTTGGGTCTTTTATCAGCGGACCAAATCCGGGAGTATCCTCATTGACGGTGTGGACGTAGAAGCCTTCCGTTGTGATTCTTCGAATGAACATATCGATAATCATCAGGTAGGGATTGCAATACGCCAAGTTTGTTTTTGTGGGCACGGTTCCCATTGGAGCGTTTGAGATCACCCCCGGGGCCAACTCTACTTGCATCAACTCTAACATGTGAAGTGTGCCGCTACATTGCACTTGAATCGCAAGCATTTTGCCGTCATCAGTCATGGAAATGTGGCTGACAATTCCCTTAAAGACCCTACGAAGAAGCGTAGAGCCATCGTTCCCGAAATAATACCCTTTAGCAAAAACCTGCACCTGCATCATCGTTTGAATGAGGTTGTTCCCTCCCGGCATTTGAAAGAGGTGCTTGGCGTGGTTTGGTATGGTAATTTGAATGGACGCGGACGGAACTAGGTTATCCGTGTCATACCCAGCGTTGAACGATGTAATGTAATCGTTGAATGATACAACGGTGTACGGGTTATTCGTGTCGGGATCAGCAATGAAGTAGTTCACTAAATACGGGAATCCCTCAAAATAGACAACCAGATCGGGTGCCGTCTTGATAATTTCTCGCTCTTGAACCGTCTGTGAAATGTTGCGAATCATCGATCCCGTAGGAGCGGGCGTGATCGTCCCCGACGTTCCCGCAGGTGAATTGCTGGACGGGGTAATATGGTCAGGAAGTGGCGATGTCGTCGTCTGTATTGGGTCTGTAAGGGGCATTATTTACCTCCCAGAAGTGAAACACTGGGGGCACCGGGGGCACCGCCCGTAGCGGGCACACTCGTAGGGGTATAATCGCCTGCGTTTGGGGATGCCGTAGGCAAGCTGGGTGAACTATTAGCCGTCGTCACCGATGGCGTATTTGGATTCACGTTTGGGGTTGCTGGCGGGGCTAAGCCCACTACAGCGGGTAGTGGGGGAGGAATGCGCGATGTAACGGGCAAGCCCAGTGAAATCACCTGAGGATCGATGCTTGAAGCATACGCGGAGTACGAGTTCCCTCGCTGGATACTACTCAAAATCTGATTCTGGTATGGTGAGGTTGGACGGAAACGCTCTTTCCACGCAACGAATGTGAGATTAAAGTCCACAAGAAATGGGGCCTCGGCGTTTTGAGAAATCTCCAGTTGCTCGAACATGCCATACCAAATGAAATTTCCGACCGTGAGTTCCACGTCTTGGTGCATTTTTATACGGCGACGAGCGAAGTCAGCAGCGAGTGGTCCCTCGGCAGTTTGTTCCCCTTCGAACCAGTACCCGTTGTTCTCAAAGACCACCTGAAGTTGTTCCAAGTTGCGGTAAGATTGGCTGTACTGCTGATACCGATCTGTGAGTCCGAATGCCCAATATTGCCCCGCAGTCTTCCCATTGAGAGTAATCGAAATTGCGTCCTCCCCCCAGACACCGAACTGCCAACCAGCGCGAGCAAACGCCTGTGCATCAAGCGTGGACCTGCTAATCTGAACTTGACTAGGGTTGATAAGAAATCGATAGGTCGCATTTGTGGATGGGTCTGGAGCCCCAGTCGCCGACTGCCCGCGATTCAGAAGCCGAACCGTCACGTAATCCACGTAGGGTTTCAGTGTGGCGTGAACATAGAAATCGTCATATTGAACGAGCTTGGTTCGACCTGTGGTGGTGTCGTACCCCAAAGTTTCTGGAGATTCCATACCCGAGGCGGTGTATTGTTGCCCGAACTGATCGCTCATCGCATCGGGGTTAATGGGAATAGGAAGAATACGTTTCTCCCCGCGAATGGGGAGTGTTTTCACCGAACCTGCGGAAGTATCGCCCGTAATCTGATTCTGTACGTCGCTGATGTCGTTTGAGTTTGCCATGTTATAAACCTGTTGGCGACGGTATTACGTTGGGTGGGCCTAACGACGGCACTTGACGGGTGTTGATCGGTACATTAGTCAATTGAGGAGCGGGTGCAATCGGGTAATAGTACGCCGTTAATGTACGTTCAACTTGGAACGTGAAATTGAAATTCCACTGAAACGGTTTGTCGGCATCCATCGTCCAAGAAAGAGACTTGAAGTACCCTTGGTACAAATTGTTTCTGAATGCCATCACAACGTACCCCTTGGAGCGTACATCATTGTTTTTGGCGTTCTGCTGAAAATTGGTAGCACCTGCGTTTGCTTGCCACACGGCGGGAGCAGTTTGAGATTGATTCAACTGAGTAGGGTCGGTTGTCGTAGCCGACGTATACCACACGTTACCGTTCATCTGGAACAGCTTCAGGAATTCCGTAAAGGCGTCTTGGGCTGCCACACGGTACGCCTCGGGGTTCGCCGCGACTGCCATCTCCACGTCGGGGTCATTGCTAAACGCCATACTGACCTTCGTGGCGATGTCGTCAGTGATTTTAGCGGTACTAAAATAGTCAGTAACACCAAACTGATTCAGGAAGACCCCCGTAGAGGCCGACCCGGTGATGGTGTCGGCAGCCATGCCCCAGAAAGTGATATGCATTCCTGTGCGCGTGGGCTGGCGATTGAAAATATGCTTACTCAGGATGTTATAGTTCGTCATCGATGCATTCAACTGCACCGTAATTGGTCTCTGCGTGACAGGATTTATCAACAACGAGTTGCTCGACTGACTCAGGTACACCTGAAACGACACGGGAAGTGTGAGTGTTCCGTTCGCTAGATTGCCCGCACTATTGCGGATGCGCTGGTTTCCTGTAAGTAGGTTGTAGTCGCTGTACCATGGAATGGCACTCAAACTGGCATCAACAATTTGAAGATTCTGAGAAATAGCATTGGCCTGTGTCGCGGTGGTACTATCAACTGTCGCACCTGCAACGGGCACGGCTGGGGTTACGTTAAATCCGAGCGACCCTATTTGACTTGCATTTCCAGTGCCGCCAGTTGACCCGGGGTCCCCCTGTGGTTGCCCCGCCAGCGTTCCTTGAAACGTAAATTTGTTGAGGGGAAGAATCTGAAGAGCGAGAGTAACGGGGGTTGATCCGTTGGCGATTGCACTGAGTTTGGTTGCGGGATTAACGCCCAAAGCGGCGGCAACGTTCGCTATCCACGCCGTGTTGTTCGGTACGAGGATCGCCCCTATCGCACTCAGCGGTGTTTGACTAGGCCCATAGCTAAAAGTTTTGTTATCCCCGTTCAAAATGTGGGCCGCTTGAGTTTGCAGAGCAATTCTCCCCATCTCGGGAGTCCCATAAATGGTGTACCCGTGACTATCTACACCAAAGCCCACGTTTCCATTTAGCAGCAAACCCGGATTGTTGGTGAGGTTCGCAACGGAGCCCGTCACGTTGTACCCATTCGCCAATGCGATAGCATTGGCGAGAGAGGCTACAATCGGATTGGAAAATAAGATTGACATGATTAGTGTTGAGAAACCCGTTCACTACCGCCTTGGTCAGCTTTCGGCATGTTCGCTTCTACCGATTTCCGAGTATCGTTCAGTGTTCCAGTCTGCATGTTTGTATCACTGGAATACTGCGTGATGTGAACGGTGTAGCTGGTCGGAGCGCCCTGTGCATTTTTATTCTCAGATACTAGACCCATTGTCCCCGTTGCTTCGAGCATCTTCTTCTGCTGGGCATATTGATCTGGTGTCAGGGTGTAGTCCCCCGCCTTATCCATTTGGGCATTCATTGCTTTTAGTGCATCTGCGAGAGGTTGTTGACCGCCTGCGATCTCTCCCGCCGCTATGTCCGCTAAGTTGGCAGCGTCGGACCCAGACAATCCCGAACCAGCGCCGAACTTTGTTCTTGTTTCTAACGCATCTTTCTTAGACTGTTCATCTCTCAATTGCTTTTCGAGATCGGACTTCTTAGTTGGGTCGAGGTCACCCGACTGAAGTTGTCTGTTGATATCGGCAATTCGAAGATCGTTATCGGCAGCGGCTTGGTCGAGCTTAGCCATGTCTTTTTTCACCGACGCAGCACCCGCAATTTCCATATCTTCCGTCACGCCCCCGAACCACTTCGAGTGGGCAAAATACAGCCTAATTTTTTCGAGGACATTGACTACTTCAGTGAAATAATAACTAAACGCATTTGCAAAAATATCTGCCGTGGTCTGCGTCACTCTACCAGCCGAACGAGCGGCGTCTTCGATACGATCCTTTTCAGCCTGCTTAGCCTTATCATCCTCCATATCCGTAAGGTCGGATTGCGTGTTGTACAACCGTTCCAATTCCTTGTTCCCGCCCCGCAAAAGGTTTGTAAACACCTTACCGTATCGAGGGTCTTTAGACCAGCGATTGAGGGCTTCACTAAACGTTTCATCCCGTTCCTTGCCCGTTGCAGCATCAGTCACTTTTTTCAGCGTTCCCTCAGGCCCCATCTGGGATTTGTACAAATCGAATAACCCCTTACCATATTTTTCATTGGACATCCCGAGGCTAAGTCGAGACTGCCCCTGATTTTGTAGCTCGGTTTGAGTGTCTCGCAAGAGAGTGGGCGAGAGCTTGAAAAATTCTAGTAACGACTGAGTTTTACGGTTTGTCTTTAACGCACCCCCTTGATACAAAGCGTTCTCATCGAGACCCGCCATCCTCATAACCGTCTTTGCAGCCGCCAGATTTTCGTTCGCCTGCGTGGTCGGGCTCTTGCCGAGTGCTTCTATACGAGCGTCATAGGTGTTTGCGTTAATAGTCCCATGAGCAAATTGTTGCATCAACGTTGCTCGGTCGGTTTCTTGTCCCGCCTTAGTGACTGCTCCCTGTGCGGATATAAATTTCCTAGCATCGATGTTCGGATTTTTCGCCTGAAGAGAAGTCATCATCGTATTCAATTGGTCGCGACCCTCTTGGGTTGAAAGTAATTTATCGACATCATCGTGAGAAATTGGATGCCCATTGTACTGAAGGCCCACACCTTTATCCCCTCCCAGTGCGTTGTAGGCATTTGTAACTTCTTTCTGACGAACGCTCTCTTGCTGCATGGCGTTTTCTTGAGCCTGACCAGATTTTTGCATTTGCTGGTCGAGATAGATACGCATACCCGTGTCACGCTTCGGGTCTCCGACAATGTTCTTCATTTCTTCCGCGAGGTCTTCCGCCGTCTGACGCCCCGTGCGACTAAGTGCACGCAGAACACCCGAGGTCTGATCGATAGATTTGTTCATACGATCAAACTGTCCCGTAACATCTTCGAGGATTGAAACGTACTTAGCTACGGAAAGTCCCGCCATACGAAAATCTTTGTTCAGATTTATCATGAAGTCTTCTGTACCAGCCATCGACTCCTTGTACTGCGTAAGCAGTTTCATCGACATTTGAATGGACGCCGCATCCCCCATGCCAGATACACGTCCCGTTGTAGCGGCCATCTTTTGAATCTCGCCAAAAGTTCCCGGGGCGAAATCACCCTCTTTCTTAGCCCCAAATACCCCACCTTGTCCTATTTCTTCTATGCCGTAACCTGATTCTATGACTGCCTGCGCCATCTTGATATTTCGGTCGTAGTTGAGCCCCAAAGCACTGACCCCATAAGAAGGCATTAAGTTCGAACGAGCCGCGAGGAAAGTATCCGCAGAGGACGCTCCTCCCGGCAGACCAGCACCCGCAAGCAGACCACCGCCTGAGAGCGTTTCCGCTTGCTTATTCATTTCGGCGTTTTTATCAATGAGGGAGACAATCAGGTCTTTAACCGCTTCGGCAATCGCCAGCGGAAGGGCGAACTGACCCGCTAACTCCGCACCCTTGCCTACCGCACTCTCGATGAGTCCACCGCCAGTCAGTTTTCCCATGAGACCCCCTTTCGGAGCCGCACCAGCCTGTTGAAGTGCGGCCATGGTTGCTCCAACATCGCCACTCCCCGCCGCTCCTCCAGCTTTTGCGAACTTCTTACGATCTGCTGCCATCGCTCCCCAGTTCACCCCCCCGTCCGCGTTCCGCTGCAACTTGATGTGGCCTTTTTTCTCTAAATCTTCCAGTGTTGCTCGGGCTGTAGTACGGTGAGCGTCTCGATCCGCCGCTTTGTCCTCCTGCTTTATTCGAGCGGACTGTTTTAATTTGACCGCCGCTTTGCCCATATCGGCCCATTTCTCGAACCTGCCCTGCTTCATGATGCCCGCGTCAATCAGATTTTGTCGGGTGGAGCCCACAGCTTCGCCGCCCCATTTCATCCTCTTCGCACCTGCGTAAGCCGTAGTCAAACGACCCACCGCCTTAGCAGTTTCGTTTATATTTTTCGTGACTTCCATCCATTGATCCGAGGTTTTGAACACTTCTTCCTGCACACCCGCAAGCTTGCCCTCTGCCGCCGTCAATCTAGCGATTTCCCTGTTCATTCCCGCGACCATCTTTGTGTTGTCTTTGTTTCTAGCGGCCATCTCCCGAAGGTTTGCAATCAAACCCTGATATGCTACCTTGGCACTGGCAAGGCCCTTATTTTGGATGAAGTTCTTAGCAAGGTCTTTCGTTTGGTCGCTCATCGTCTTCAGGGCTTCGGTGGTATTATCGGCAATGAGAATACTGCCGCGTAGATTGTCTCTGAATTTTAAGATTTTCTTGTCGGCAGCCTCTGCTTGTACTCCCAACACCTCCATAGCCCGCCCCAGTAAGGCGAGAGTCTCGGCCTTGATTTGGGCGGCACCAGCGGCGTCGGATAAAAGATCGGTGGGCAGAGGATTCCCGCCACCACCCGAAGGAGGTGCACCGCCGCCCGGAGGAATTCCACCGCCTGCTGCCATTTATTACTTCTTTTCCTCGGTGGGAAGCGGCCCATCAAGCTCTGGGTCGTATAACTTCGCCACCGACTCTTGAATGATCTGCTCTGTCGCCGCATCGATCTGTTGTCGTGCCTGTTCCATCAGGCGGGACTCGACCTCGGTCATTAGAGCGGATTCAGGCAAACTCAACCTCAATCGGTCTTCGATGCTCTGAGAGTGCGTCATGAGAATCTTCCAAAGAACCTCGACGATCTCTTCGCCCCAGCCCTTGAGAAGGTTCCGAAGGACGACTTGAATATCCCGCATCGTCTTTATCGGCTTCCCATCATCATCCACGGCAGTCGGGTCGATTACGAGCCGTTGCTCAAGTGTCAAGGCGCGGAGACTTCTTCCATTGACCCAAGAAATAGCTCTAGACAGGATTTCGATCTTTACCGCCTTGACCCAGATGTAACCCTTCTGACCCTCCACCGCCAGCAACGAATTCATTTCGTCAGTTGTTGGGATGTTTGAGACGCGAAGATCGACTTTTTTGCCGCTCTTCATCTTGATCGTAATAATCTCTTCGAGGTCTTCGATCCCGAACCCCTTAAGATCAGCAACGATATCGTCCAAAGAAAGGGGGCTTTCTTCCGAATGAGAGACAATTTCAGCCTGTGCTTGTGTGACTTGCTCGGCCTGTATCTGTTTAATCTCTTCCACAAAACGCTCCTAAGTTACTGGTTATTCGACTGGTTAGTCGAGTTTTTCTCTTGGACCTGCTCTTCGAGCTTCTGCATTACCTGCTCGTGCTTGTCCTTGCCGTCAAGATAGCCCTTAAGCTCCTTCAAGTCGTCTGCAATTGTCGTGCTTTCGAGTGCGTGACCCCAACCATCGTTTTCTACCATGAATACCCCCTGATAATCCAACCCGCAGGCTGAAACTTGAGAATCGCTGGCTATTTTACTCAACGATATCTTCGAAGCTTAGAAACATTAGTTTCAACAGTTTCCCGACGTTCCCGCTCCTTGTTGCGGTCTTTAACTGGCGGCAGTCTACCAGCTTTGAGAGCGGCTTGACGTTCGCGCATCTCTGCTTCGGTGAAATACTCTATGCGCTCGTCAACCACACCTGCACGCCCCGTGGTGTTGCGCTCCTTACGAACCTCGTCGATCTTCTTCAGTCGTTTTTCCTCTTCAGCCTCCATCTGCAACCCCCACGCATCCATAACCCTCTCGTGTTTATCGCCTTTAATCATGGCGTTCATCTCCCGTATCAACTCTTCCATGGATGAGCCGCCACCATGCGCCCAACCATCATCCGCCTTCTTCTCGTCATTCTTGACGACCCGGGCCCACGATTCCATAGAATCAGTCTCCAAGGATCGAGCAATCCTCTTCAAATCCGCCACTACAGGCTCGGCCCCTTTGCCTACCTGCGGGCGAACGATGAGTACAGCATTCCAGTTTTCATCCAGCCGCTTCTTGGCCTGCTCACGATAGGTACACAGGCTTGCCCACGTTCGCACCTGATCTGGTGGGGTGGAGATTTGTATGCGCCCACCATCGGGCATGGTTATTACCCGATTTTCGTAGTTGGTAAGCTTTACTCCCTTACTAAACCACAAGGTTTCCGACATCTGAGTGCATGAAAACGCCGACATGTACGGCGAAAGGGACATGTCGTAATCGGTCATCTTACGGATGATCTCGATCAACTCATACACCTCGACAGAGGACATTGCTTCAACTTTCTCGGCGGTAAAGGACGTGCCTAATAGAATCATGTTGAGGATGAAATCGTCTGGGTTCTTGATCCAGCGTTTAAGCTGCTTACGTTCAGATGGGTGAACCCCTCTCACCCAACCAACCTGTTTGTCCCCACCCATTAAGGGGCGAATACGGGCTCCCATCTCAAGGAGTTCTTCAATATTTTCTGACACCCGCCTTCGCACGGTGGCGAGATATTCCGTGGGGGCAGGCTTGTATTCCCCGCTCTGAATCCGCTCCAACATCTCCTTACCAGTGGGCAGTGAGCGGCGAAGGTTTGACGGTGGTCGGCGTTTAGGGGTGGCTTCAAATTGACCGCCGAAGGCAGTGCGGTTAACCCGCTTGCCCGGATTGGCGGCGTGCCAATCCTGCACCGCCTTGTTATCGTCGGCCATTGATTTCCTCGCTGGAGTCGGGTGTGGCTCTCGTGGCCCCGCGAAGCTTCGACCCCTTTAAGATCGCCGCCTCAAGCTCACGAGTTTCCCGAAGTTCTTCCCTACCATATTTGTTTTCGAGCAACTCCTCTGCCCGCTTGAATGCCTCATCTTCTTGACTTCTGATTTCCTGTTCAACACGACGAGAATATTTGATGGGCTCGGGAGCCTTATACAACCCCATGGTTTTGAAAATATGAGGAGCAGGCAAACTCCCCTTATACACCGTAAAAATGCGGTCAATGATCGAAACAGGGATAGCAACAAACACCTTGGTCGCTTCCGCCATACTGTTGATTTTCAATCTGGTTTTCGACACGGATATCTCCGCTAAGGCATAGGCGAGGATTTGTCTCCTGCGGTCGAGCTTGGGGTCTGGTTTGATCCCGAACTCTTCGCGCCAGTAGATGGGTCTGAACCGAAACTTGTACTTAAGAACCGCGACCTCGACTGTGTTGTCCATACACCTTTCAAACGCAAAGCGCAAATGAATGAAATTGCCGCCATAGTCTAATACCCCGAAAAGTTTGAGAAAGCTGGTATTAGAGAGTACATGCGTCTCGGTCGGATCGTTGATGACCGAGTTCGTGGGGGTGGTTACCGTCCCTTTCCACCCCCACTTTTTCGAAAAAGGACGGTGTTTTCGCTAAAAAACCCGAGTGCTGTTAAATCGGTTGTAAAAGGACGTGCTTTGTGAACGAAGTAAAAATCGACGTATTAGTGTACCGCCTTCTCTCGGGAGACCAAACTCTCCTCGACGTTCTCCGCAAAAACACCAAACCCCTAAAGAAAATCTGCAACTGGACAAAACTGGAAGATGACGAGTGCTACAAAATTCTCGACATCATCATCCAATACTCAGAACGCTTCCACCAACTCCCACCGAACAAGAATGCCCTCCGCGATTTCGTAAAAACATCTGACGAGCACGAACTTCGGATGGGCTGGTCAGAGACGTTGGTCACAGCACTCAAGGGTCTGAACGATATCGATGAGACCCGCCTGAAGTCCATCACCGACATCAACGTCCTGATTGAGAGTGTCATCAAAGAAGCCGAGAAAGACCACATACGGTTCGCCCTCAAATACAGTGAGGATGTCGTCAACGCAGGACCGACAAAGCAAACGGGGAAAATCAAAGACCCCAGCGGGGTCAAAGACGCCAAAGCCTACTTGCTTAAACAACTCATGGACGACGTGTACACCGAGACTGAAATCGAGTCTGGCTGGCTTGACGAACATATCGACAGCATCGCCGAATCGCTCGACAGCCGTCTAGTGGAAGAGTCTTCTGTAACCCGCATGAAAACGTTGATGCCCCACATCGACAAAGCGTGCATCATCGGGCCGCAAAACCTAAGTTTCATAGGCATCGCAGGTATGAGCGGCGACGGCAAAACGACGATTGAAAACACCGTCGTGTACAACTGGCTAAAGCAAGGATACAACGGGCTTTACATTAGTTTCGAACACACCCCGCTGGAGATTTGGGAGTTCATGGCGTTCCTACATTCTTCGCACGAAGATTACGAGGATAGCGGCATCGAACTACCATCGTTGTCGGACTGGGATTTGGCACGAGACGATGAGTCTGGAATTGTGATCTCACCCGAAGTTAGGGCTCACATGGCTCGCATCCTGCGGGACATGAAAACCCACGTCAACCTTCCGGGTAGACTCGATGTGCAAGCCAGCGTGAACCTCAGTTCATTTGAGGCTATCGTCGGTTACCTCGAAGCGTTTTCCGAATCAAACTATCAGTTCCTAGTCATCGACTACCTCGCCCGTCTACAGACGGCGGGGGATTCCCGTTACCACGATCTGGAAATCAAGAACATCATCCACAAGACTCAAATCCTCACTCGCAACTACCACAACGGTCGCGGGCTGGTGGTTGTGACACCCATGCAGGTCAACCGCGAAGCGAACAAAGCGGCCAAGAAAGCCTCCGAAAAGGAAGAAAACAGCGATAAAGGCGTGAGTACGTTCTACGATCTTAACGCCATCGCCAACTTTTCTGAGTATCAACATGACATGGACTACATTTTTTCCGTGTACTCGGATGAGAAAAACAAAGCCAAGAACGAACTCATCATGGAGACCCTCAAGGTACGTAAGGGTAAGCGCCCACCGATGGCTCTCATGGAAATTTTGTCTGGGTCTGGTCGAGTGGTTGAGAAAGTCGGCTCCTCCGTCGCTGGGACAACCTCAACGGAAAAGTTCATGACCGAGGATGAAATACCCGTCGCGGGTACACCGACCACTCGAACCGAATTTGTTGACCCGGGGCTGGAAGATGCATAATATGGCGGATCGCTACCTACCCAAATACGTTGCCTACCATCACGGATTGTTCTTGAGTTCCCCGAAGTTCCAGCGGGGACTCAAGAACTACATCCAACGGCACATGTATAGGACCCTCTGTCTTGAGGCCCCGTTCTGCAACACACGACCCTACCTTCCCACGGATGACGCCACACTGATGCTGCTGGCGGACGTGCCCGAAGATGTGTGGAAGGAGAACAAAGACGCTGTAATGAGCATGTTCACCCTCACCGATAACGGCTACGAGCACCACAGAATTACCGAAGAATATGGGAAAACCTTGGTGGCGATTGAGGCCAAATCACGTGCTGGACGTGCGTCGGCGGCTGCTAAACAGGCGTCAACACGTGTTGAACAGGTGTTGAACGGGCTCGAACAGAACAGCACAGACTTAGAAGTAGAAGAAGAAAGAGAAGAAGAACTAGAAGCAGAAGTAGAAGAAGTAGCTTCGGCTTCGGCACCGCAGGAGGATCAAACTCCAACCCAGACCCCACATGCGGAACCTTGTATGCGCTGCAATGGCCGCTGTTATCTGGACGAGGAGCGCAAGATTCACTGTTTGAAGTGTCGCACCCTCCAGACTGACTGTAAATGTGAGCCCAAAACCAAAGCTAAAGCTGTCTCACCTAAGGCTGGGACTGCACGCCGGAAGGTTGGGTTTGACCCGTGGGCGATAGCACCCTTTGATGGGTGGACCGCTCAGCAGATTAAGCTCGTCGTTGACTGGCATTGGGGTAGTGAGTCTGACTCTTTCTGGAGAGGCCGAGTCCGAGATGAGGCTTTCTTCAAGAAGCATTTCGAGACTATGAGCA